CTTTTAAATGTAAATATCCTTCAAGAGGAAAAGAAAAAACTGGAGTTATAAAAAATGAATGTAAATTAAGTTTTGAGTCATTCACTATAACTGTCCTTTCGTTACTTGCATATAACTTGCTGTTATATGAACTTGATTTGCTGCATTAGCTTGTACTTTCATAACATCACTTTCCTGTAAAACTAATGGCTGTTCTAATAATTCTGTTGTTGTTTTTGTAGCAAGGCTCTTTTCTTTAAATATTTCAAAAGTTGCTGATGATCTTACAACTTCTATATCAAGAAGAGTGGTATTAGCTGAATCATTACAAACTAAAATAGATTTAACAACAAATGTTGTAGGAGGAACTGGTGGAGATGCTCCAGCGTCAGCCGTTGGAACAGTAATTAAAGTTGTTAGACCTGTTGTTGTAACATCTAACATGTCACTTTTAAATGTATTAGCCAAGGAAAAAAGCCTCCTGTTGCGCGTCTTCTCTTAAATCTTGTTGATAGTTTGAATTTAATAAAAAAACAATTTGTTCAAGTAATTGTATCATTTGATCAAATTGGTTAGGATCATATTCTGGGGTTGCATTAGGTAATCTAGTAATATTAATTTTTGCCATTATCTTCTTCCGTCTGGTCTAAGTTGTAATTTTGTTGATCCAAGTCTCCAAGCTGTATCATTTACAGTGTTTGTCTCATATTTAATTTTTACTGCTCTTCCTCTTCCTCTTACATTAATTTTTTCAGTTGTGCTACTTATAGTGCCACTTGTAGTGACTGTATTTGTAGATTGTGGATATTGTTCCAAAGTCAAAGTAGCTGTCATGTTGTTAGTTAAATTATCAAAATCAGGCACTAGTTTACTTATCGACATCATTTCATCACCATCGCCGATTTCTACAGATCCTGTGGTTAAAAAAGCTGATATGGCTGTACCATCAGCTTGATTATTACCAGTTTCGTGTTCATAGATGTAAGAAGCTCCTGCTGTTACCCCTAAAATTGTAGAAGCATTTGAAGTAAGAGATGTAATATATTCTGTTGCAATAGGTTGCTCGTATACATAAGCACCCAGCCAAGTTGTTCTTGGCAAATTTAAGGTATACCAAGTGTTTTCTAAATAATTATAAGCCACTGCTCTATTTATTTGTGTTGATGTGCTTGATGCATAGTACCAAATTATTTCATTAAAAGCCGTATTAAGACCACAAGATATTTCATTTCTGTTGTTGTAACTTAAATCATCAAAAACATAATCTTGAACGGAACATGGCATTTTTTTAACAACACCATCAAACATATAAAATGCGTCATCTGACATCCAATATGATCTACCATTTACCTCAATAGCTGCGTGTTGTGCTATAAGTCCACAGTTAGCACCTAACTGTCTAAGACCAAAAGTAAAAGGTGTTCCTACAAATTGAATACCGTGCATGGAAGTATCTGTCCAAACAAGTATTTGACCAGAAGATTTGACTGCTCCTATTATTTTTGATCCGTCAGTAATTCTTAGTGATCCTGCTTCATTGGTCGCTACAGGAGCATAATCGGTTGCATCTTCTCTATCAGAAAAACGAAATAGTAAATCATCTTGAGTTGATGAATTACCAATTGTTGTCTCTGTTCCAAATATCAATAAGTGTCTTGTATCTGTAGAAACTAAACTAAATCTAGATGCGGTAGGTGCATTTGATAAAGCTGTAGCTCTAACTGATGTGCCAGAAGATGTATCCCAAATAAAAGTACCGCCATTTAATACAGTAGCTATAAGATCTTCTCCAAAATTATCTAAGGACCAACTTCTTGAATCTAACACTACAGTAGATGATGATCTTGCACTATCCCAAGTGCTAGCTCCCCAAGTAGATGTTCCCCACCCATAACCGTATGTTGAATTAGCAGGTCCAATATTAATTTGATATTTAGCATTACCAGATCCTCCACCACCTGATGTAGAACCAGAAGCCGTGCTTGTATGAGTTACAGTGTATGTATCTGAAGTTGGAACAGTAATAATTTCAAACTCTTGATTCATATTTAAACCATCAATTGCAGAAAAAGAATCAAAAGTAACAAAATCTCCAACAGTGGCACCGTGCGCTGTATCGGCTACAGTTACCGTAGTAGTTCCGTTTGTTGTAAAAGGATTAGTTAAAGCTTGTGTTTCTCTGATTGGTGTAATGTCTACAATAGAACCATCGGTATAAAGATATAATTTTCTATCAGTTCCTAAAGCAAGATACCTGGTGCCATTTAAACTTACCCAGGAATGTGTATCACGGACCACGCCCACTATAGATTTTTGACTTAAATATGCCCAGCCACCCCATCTTTCTGGTTTACCGTAGTGAAATCTTACAAAATTGGAATCAACATATTTTCTTTGATCCCCTGCAGAATAAGCAGTATCTTGTTTATCTATACCGGGTTGGAATTTTAAATCGACTAATTTCATGTCGAGGTATACTAAATTATTTATTGTTTTGTGGCAAGAATTGAGTTCCTACGTTACCCTTGAATGAGTAATTACCGTAGTGAGTAAGACCACTTACTATGTCAGCATAAACTTTACCACCTATTTTCTGCCATAATCGACAAAAAGCATAATCTTCAGACAAATATCTATTTGTTTCAGGATCTATCATTGTATCAAAAAAAGTATAATTCCACTTAGATGTGCTATGATAATCAAATGTTTTGTCATGTGGAGCACCAATGTGTTGATCTGGTGTAAATTTTAATTCAGGATAAGCTAAAGCCATTTTTTTAAAAACGCTTCTTTTTATCAACATAAAACCTGTAGCTCCGTCTAATACCTCTATAAATCCTTTTTTAACTTCAATTTTTTTAGAATTAACTACATTTAAATTATATTGTAAAGCAGAAGCTAATAAAGCATCTTCAGATATATCAGGATTTTCTAAAACTTTTCTTTTTACTTTAGCCCAATCAATTGTTTTTCTAGGGTACACACCTGTAACAATTTCTTCATCTAAATCTATCATTCTGATTACTGTGTTAGGGTCAAAAGATATATCAGCATCAATAAATAATAAATGAGTATATTGCTCATCATCCATAAACAATTGCACCAAAGTGTTTCTTGCTCTTGTAATCAAAGATTCATTACCAATAGTACCAAACTGTAATTCAACTTTATTTGTGGCCGCAACTGCAGTAAGTTGCATGCAACTTTTAAAATAGTCTGCCGTTATCATTCCACCATAACAAGGAGTTCCAATAAATACTTTAGTCTGCATCTTTATAAAAAATATTAAGTGTATATCTATTAGAGCTATCTCCAAAAGATTGTAAATCCGAATGTGGTATTTTCATGCCATTAAAAAATAAAGCTCTGTTTTCTACAAAACCTATATGCGATGATAATTGATTATTATGCGTAAATCCTGTTCCATTATTAAGAAGGTTCTTACCTTTTACAAACAATAGAAAGTTAGCAACATTACCTTTATCATCGTCTGTATGAAACAAAGGTTCATCTTTATTTTCTCTTAAATGTGCACTCACGGATATTGGTTCAAGATTTCTATGAGGAAAAAAATATTGTTTAATTAATTTAAGTAATGGATCATCATGAATATTTTTATCAAAAGTGTGTCGCATGCCGTAGAGTTGACCCTCTGGATTTTTTACTTCTTGATATTCTAATTTTGTAACAGTATCTTGCAGTGATTTTAACGTAGCCTCATCTAAAAAATTATCAACGTACATAACAAACTCTGTGTTTTTATTGTGTTGCATAGTCCACCTTTAAATATTCTATTTTTTTTAACCAATCTTTAGGTATAGCGATAGCACCACCACCTGTAATATCCTCCTTATCTTTGCTGTAAGATCTCATAATAACTATTCTTTCATCACAATTATGTATCATCCACCCTACTTCTTGGCACACGGCCAACGGCGCATTTATAACTTCTTTTATATCAAGCCAACCTGTTTCTGTATCACGGGCATCTAACCACGTAACACGGACCATTGGAACTTTATTAATGTCAATCATTTTTGTATGAATACCATCCTGTAACAATATATTTTTCTTGTTCTTTACAAATATTACCTCGATGTGTGTATTCCCATGTAGCAGGCCATATTAAAGTTAAACCTTTTTTTGGTTTTATTTTTAATTTTTGATAAAAAAACTCAGTTTCTCCGTTTTTTTTAACATCATTTAAATATGTCATAAAAACTAAATGTCTTTTTGCAGACCTTCTACCTGTGTTTTCATAATGCCAAGCTGGAAAACCTCCACCTTTTGGATATTTTTGTATGTTATATCCCTCATATAAACCCCATTGAGCTTGTTGTAGATCGCAGTATTTATATTTTTGTTTATACAATTCTAAAGCATCTTGAACATTTTTTTTATATGAAACTAAAATAGGTCTGTTATCATACCCTTCAAAACTAAGGTCAAAGGAACGTTTTTTTCTATAATTTATTTCAAAATCTCCTCCTGTAGTGCCTTCTTCAGCAAGTTGTGAATTTTGTTCGTAGAAATTTATTAATTTATCACATATGGTAGGATCGTCCATGTACCATCCTTCAATAAAATTATTTTTTTTATTATTAGAATATTCTTTTAACACTAAGTTATACTTAAATTTTTATCTTTTCTTTTTAAATCAACATTAAAAGATACCGATCTTCTCTCCTGATTTGGTGTCCTAAAAGGGTAAACTTCATGTGATAGCCAGCTAGGAAATAAAAAAATATCTCCTACTTTAGGTGTTGCTTGAAAGTTATGACCATTAAATTTTGCAGCTTGACCACACATGAAATGTATGTCTCCTACACAAGGAAAATGATCCTCTTTTTCGTATTCTTTTTTTAAATCTTTTGGTATTCTTAAATAAAGAACACCTGATAATTCACCATCATGAACATGCATAGGATTAAAATCACCAGCGTATTGTGAAACAACCCACATACTTGAAACACTCATCGCTCCCACTTCGTTAACACTAATTGTATCGCACGCAGGCGGTATTGAAATATATTGTTGCACTATAATTTGTAATGCATTTAAAACTGGAGAAAATTCTTTTGATCTTAAAAAGTCTGGTGGGTATCTTACTTCTTGTTTTACATTTCCTGCTAAATGCATAGAATGATCCCATTCTTTAGCTAAAGCATCAACTTGCATTAAGTCAGTTGCTTTGTCATCTAATATTTTAATTAAATCTTTTGGTATTTGTCCTGTTAAAATAGTTGGACCAAAGGGCCTAATAGCATGAAAATTTACTTTACTTGACTCTTCAGGCATACAATTCCTTTCTGTGCATAATTATCTATTGTCATATAGCAATTATTTGCCTATAAATATACATTTAAATAGGCTTTTATTCAAGGGCAGCCTCCTTGCGTTTTTCAATCACATAAATTGCACTAGGAGATTATGCTTAAAAAATTACGAAAAATGGTGGCGAAAGCGCTACCTGGAGATTCTGAAAAATATTTGGGTACCGTACTCGCATTAGCGACGGGTAATCCTTTGTTTGCAGGAATAGGAGCATTAGCAGATCCTGAAGCAGGATTTGGAGAAATAGCACAAGCAGCATTTTTAGCAAGCGCAAGTCCTGGATTAAAGTTTGGTAAATTTGATCTTACAAGAGGTAATCAACTTTTAGGTGATGGTAAATTTATGAGCGCCTTACAAGGTGGAAGTAAATACGGAAAAGGTGCAGGATCTTTTGGAGAATTTTTATTAGGTAAAAAAGGATCACAAAAAGGGCCTGATATAGTTGAAGGAACTCCTGGATTATTTGGTGACAAAGGATCATTTATACCAAGAAATGATTCAGGTAAGGTAGACACTGCAAAACTATTAGCAAGATTAGGTGGTGCAAGTGCAATCACAGGTGCAGCTTTATCGCCGTTTGGATTATTTAATACACCAAAACAAGAAGAATTAGATAGTAAATTTCCAGGTTCTGATTATGTAGCAAAATCTTTAAATTTAACACCAGGACAGTTATTGGATTTACAATTAGGAGGTGGTATCGCTGGTTCCTATTATGATAACCAAGGTAACTTAATAACAAACGCCGCAGAGGGTGGATTAATGCAAGAACCAGTAAATGGATTAAAAGAAATTGAAAATGTCATGATGATGGCTCAAGGTGGTACTTCAGAGTTTCCTCGTAAGACTGGCGAAATAAGTGGACCAGGTACAGGTACATCTGATAGTATTCCTGCTATGTTAAGTGATGGTGAATTCGTTATGACAGCTAAGGCTGTTAAAGGTGCGGGTAATGGTGATAGAATGCAAGGTGCAAGAAAAATGTATGAAATGATGGATCAATTGGAGGCACAAGGATAATGGCAACACAAACAACAATACAACAACAATTACCTCCAGAATATGTACAGGAACGTCAAAAGGATTTACTCTTAACTTTATTCGGCTCACAGGGTCAGGACCCTACTTTACCAGATGGTTCACCTAATCCTAATTATGTACAAGGTTTAATTAACCAACCACGTGATATAGCCAAGCAAACTGTTGCAGGGTTCACGCAACCTCAAATAGATGCTTTTAATTTAGCGGGTGCAGGTATTGGAGCATTTCAACCTTTAGTATCGCAAGCAGGGCAAACAGCAACAAGTGCAGGACAATTAGGAAATATAGCAGCACAAACATTAGGTGGTGCAACACAAGGATTTACACCAACAGCGGCAAATATTGCTGCGTTTAGAGATCCTTATCAACAATTAGTAACTCAAGAAGCTTTAAAAGAAATTGATAAACAAGGTGCAATGGCACAATCAAATCTTGCAAGTCAAGCGCAAAAGGCGGGCGCCTTTGGTGGTTCACGTTTTGGAGTTCAAGAAGCAGAATTAGCAAAAAGTTTAGGTGACATAAAATCGAGACGTATTTTTGAAGATGCATCTAGAAGTTATCAACAAGCTTTATCATCAGCTCAATCAGCACAAGAAGCTCAACAAAGAAGACAGCTATCCGCTGGACAACAATTATCAGGGCTTACTGGTCAATTAGGAAGTCTTGCAAAAACGCAAGCAGGTATAGGCGGTTTAGGTCAACAGATGTTAGGTCAAGATATAAGCACATTACTCGGTGTAGGTGGTCAGCAACAACAATTATTACAAGCAGGTCTTGAAGCACAACG